TGCATGTCGCTGCCGATGGGCACGCTGCGGGTGAAGGCCGCATCGAGAAGATTGAGGCCAAGCAAGACGAGATGGGGAAGGACATTAAGTCTCTTATGACCAATCAGTCAGCCATCTGCCAGGCAACAGGGGCTCGCTGTAGATGAGACCGATACTGCTGGACTATGTTGCAGCCCTGGGCCACGCAGTCTTCGAAAGAGGCCAGTACAACCTCAACATCATTGGCATCCGAAGTGAGATATGGGAGCCTGATAGGTTTGATGACCGCATTTGTGTGGTCTACAAGGATGATAGTGGTTGGGTGACGAGGACGTGGGAAGCAACTTGCGACCCAGGACAGTACTGGCTCGGCCATCCGATGCAGCCCACGGGTACTGCTATCCTCGTCCCTGGGCAGTATCGGGGCGCGTATAAGATCTCTAAGCATCGCGGGAAGTACGATGCGCTCTGCCAACGCGGGGCTCGCGTTAAGATCTACAGAGATAACAATAAGGATGAAGTTCTCGACCATGACCCTGAGTCAGTGACTGAGGGCTATTATGGGATCAACATCCACAAGGCAGGGGAAGCCTCCACTGAAGTTAATCGGTGGTCCGCAGGCTGCCAGGTCTTCGCGAACGAAGCGGACTTCGACGAGTTCATGTCACTGGCCAAGAAGAGCAAAGCCATCTGGGGAGAAACATTCACCTACACGCTGGTGGATGAGCCAGACATGTAAAAGCCCCAACCCCCCGCCCGGCGGGACCAGGCTCCCTACTACTGACGTGCTCACCATGAGCGGCCTGGCAATAGGCGGGGGGGAGGGGAGACTTCTACTAGTCCCAGCACTCGTTGCTTAGCTTCCGAGCGTCTTGGAACCAGACGGAACGAATGTGGTTGATGTCCCCAATAGGGTCTTCCGTTCGGGGGATCCGGGCGAGGAGTTGCGAATTCACTCCATACAAGCTGATCCACTCTTCTGTGGGCACTATCTGCAATCCCACACCAGCTTGGACCTCATCGATTGCACTCGCAAAGGCTTCCTCCACAAGACTACACATGATCTCGTGCATCCATTTCTTGGACTGGCTCTCCAGAATCCGGCGCTTCAGTTTCAGCTTCAGTGACTTCATCCTCCCCATCATAGCTCTTTGGAACGACCTCAACATAGTTCCACTCCGAGCGGGCTCTCCCCCGAGGCTTGAACGTAGACATAATCAACACTTGGCAAGGCGACTTCTCCATCCTCTCCATCGTCTTGGCCAGGTTCTTGCTATCCCACATCCGGTCATCGAGGATCAGCATACCACCTTCGGAGCATAGAGCAGCGCCCATAGCTCCGAGGGTTCGAGACTCTGCGCTCCCTGAAAGAGCGTAGTGCTTTATCCCCGACCGCTCCAGGTAGATCCGAAAGTTCGAAGAATCGTGCTCGATACCGAACTTGTCCCCCTTGGGCAGAAACTTGTTCACTCGACGGCAGTACTCCTTCAGTGGCTTCGCCATGAGCGATAGCAGCGCAGCATCCAATGCCTTCTCAAGCGCGTCGAACTCTTCAGCAGCAGTGGCTGCGTTGCTTGAGAAGACCCGGACCTTTCGCAAGGCTCGGTGGAGGGACTCACGCATCCAAACATCGCGAAGAGAGTCCCAATACTGGGCAGACCCAAGAAGCTCTTTCAGGTCCTCCTTCGGGCCCAACTCCGCAGCCAGTTGTTGGAGAGCGTGCTTCTGTCCCGCACCCTCCACCTCCTTAAACGTCTTCCGGAGCCACTCGAAACGAATAGCGGTGCAGAGAGACTCCATCAGGGCAGTCTCGTGTTCCGGATCCATCTTATGCGCAGTCCCAAGAACACCAAGCATATCCAGCGATGCCTTAGCGGTGCTCTTCCGTTTCCATGAGCCACAGTTCTTGTGGGCCTCGATGATATCCGCAGCCCGGATCTCTTTTCCGAAGTCGGGGATAATTTTATCCAGCGGGGCGGAGAGGTCGTAAGCGGATTCGGGGAATGACTTCTCCAGCTTCTCTCGCGAGACGGGCTCCAATAGATGCTCGGCAAAGAATTGCCGCGCCTTCTTACCCGACCCACTTAGGGCACTCCTAAGCTCCCCAATCGGAAGAGCCACAGTGTGCTCCCCCGTGTGCTTGGGCCTGCCCCCAGGCTTCATCTCCCAGCGAGAGGTACTCCCATCTGCGTACTCCACCTCGGCAAAGATCTTCTCCTCAGCAGTAGCAAGATTACCAAGCTGATTACCTGCCTTCACCTGGGCAGAGCGGAAGAAGAGCCCGTATGCGCTACCGCAAGCCGCAAGCTGCACAGCCTCCGCAATAGCACTCTTCCCGCTCTCATTCGGGCCGATTAGGATGTTTAGATGGTCGAGGTCCTGTGACCAGGATTCTCCTCTGGGGTCTTTAATATTACTCGTCACCTTCGTGATCTTCATTTCCTGCTCCTTGGGGTTGATACTGGTCGAACATTCGATCCAGTGCGCTGCGGAAGACACGGGCTGGCCGAGTCTTCCCTGTTCGCCACCTATAGATGGTCTGAGTGCTGGGGCCCTCACCCCCGAGACCCCCCCCGATTTCCACGGAGAGTCTCTCGTCACTCCACCCATTGAGGCGAAGAATCTGTAGTTTCAGTTGATAGCTCATTGGCTTGCTTCCTTTGGGAATGGGAGGGGAAGCTGCTTGGGTGGCGTATAGCAAATGGACCACCCATTGGTCCAATCCTCACAGTCATCCTCTTCGATTTTCTGGACTTTATAGATCTTCCCAGGGTCTTCACCATCCCACCAGAAGACGGGCCTACCTAATGAGAGGGCAAGCCTGAGTATGTTTGCTGTTGCTCGACCACAGTGGGTTCCAATGACAACGAAAGCATCGTAGACACGTTTCTGTGCAGTCACATCAGTTCGATGGACAACCCCGTATTGCCAGTCATCCCAATCACCTCTCCAGTTATTCTTATGATCGTCTCGGCCAGCTCGGATACGGACGCAAGAAGCTCCCCGGTCATCCATGACCTTCTTCAGAAGCTTCACTTCCTCAGAGATCTGCTCTGGTGGTGTAGTCGCTGAGTGGGCGTAGAAGATGTTCATTTCACTTCCTCTCCCTCTTCCTTTGGAATCAAGCTAAGCTGCTTTTCGAGGCCCATGCGGAGGACCCCTATTTGCTCAAGGCAGTCTTCTTTCTCCTCACGGAAGGCTGGCTTTACTTCATCGCCATACTTCTTGAGGACTCTATCCAAGCTCCTTTGCCGCTTCCGCTCATAGTGCTTGATTGCCAGATGCATCCAACGGAGTTCCTGCCGTGAGAGCCCTGTGACTGCGTACTTCTTTGCCTTTCTCATGCCTATACCTCCAACCAATTCATTCCAATCGCAGCCTCTGCGGTGTACGTCAATTGCGCACCGCGCCGTCTGCGGCGAGTCATCGCTGCTTGTAGCTGCTCCGCCACCTCCTCTCCCCGTTCCTCTGGAACCTCAAACATGAGAGAGTCATGGCACTGATTGACGAGACCTGTTCTGGCCTCAAAGTCAAAGGGAAGGACATCCCAGGCAAGCGGAAATACATCTTGACTGTGTGTGGAAACGGTCCCCGCACCCGGAATGCCCAAAACTAATTCGAGCATAGCTTCATGGATTAGAGATGCACCACCCGTCTGGATTGGATGATTCACCAGTTCATTGATCTTCTCTTCGTCGCGGAAGTACCTACGTCTCCCCCAAAGAGAGTCAGCCACGAAGCCTGCTCTTCGATAACCATTACGAATCTTGTCCCACCACTTGGGGATCTCTGGGTCAGCCTTCTTTAGACCGTGGACCACATCCCGAATGTCTCGGTGGGTCAGGTGCGCATAGATGAGCTTACCGTTCTCATCTTCCACGCTGATAACCTGCTCGTGGATTGTGGGGACACTTGCGGCATACTGCCAAGCGTATCGGACATTCTTGGTAACGCCTCGCGTAGCTTTGAAAGTGCCGCTGCCTTTCTTTGTTCTCTCTCTTGGCGCGCCCTCAAGCGTCCAGATACCCTTGCCATAAACGATCTCCATCGTCTCGTTGTGTGGGTCGAGCCCACTATTAATGATCTTGATGAGGCGGTCTGCACCAGCCTCTTCAGCGATGAACCTCAACTCTAACTGGTCTGCATCGGCACCCACAAACACATGTCCAGGCTCTGGAATGAACATATCCCTGAGAAACCCTGGGATGTTCTGGGCGTTGGGTGCGCTGGAGGAGTATCGCCCGGTAGCTGGGAGCCGGTTGTAGGAGGGATGGACACGGCCATCGCCCAGCACAAGCTCGCCTCCCTCAAGTGGGGAGATGTAGGTGCTTAGGAGCTTGGTGTAACGGCGGACCATTCGAATAGCTTGAATGAAGACTCGCCTCTCCTCATCAACGTCATAGGTCGTAAGGATTCTCCGGAGGGTATCGTCATCAGTGCTGGGGTCACCCGTCTTCTCGTTGTACTTGACGGGAGTGAGCCCCCAATCAGAGAAAATCAAGCGCCGGAGCTGGTGGGTAGAGTTGGGATTAAAACCCTCTGGGCCAATGTTCTCGGTCAAACGCCGGTTTTCAGAGAGTTTTCGTTGGAAGTTATGCTTGTGTTCTTGGAGCTTCTCTTGGTCTACGAACATTCCAAGGCGCTGCATTCCTGACCCAACCCACTGGAGGTTGTGTTCCATAGGCAGTAGGTCCCATTGTGAATGGGCATTCACTTCTTGGGCCAGGGGTGCTGACACCGCAGCGGTTACCGCGCAGTCTTTGGCGCAGTAGGTATGAAGCTCTGCATCGGAGCGGGCATCCACGGCAGTGTGGTTTGCCTTCCAGGCTTCAGTGAAATCCGAGTAGTAGCTGGTGACGAAGCCGAGATTATGGGGCATCTCGTTATCAGCAAGGAGATGCAGAAGAATCGTGTCTGCACCAAGGGCTGGGGTAACCCCGAAAAACTCTTCACAAACGAGACGGTCATACTGGCCAGCGTTGTGGCCCAAGAGGGGTTGCGGTGGATGCTTCAGATAGCCAGCAACGATAGCTTTGACTGCTGCCTCCTCGCTCGGGCCGAAGAAACGAGTGTTCCCGTCGATACTCAGGAACGGGACCACCATGCTAAAGCGGGTGTTGGCAAAGCCAATGCATCGAAGTCGAGCACTGAGGGGGTTCTTCGCGTCTGTCTCAACATCGTATGCGATGGGAAGGTCATCAGCTTTTAGTCGGTCGAATCCTTCTACAACCTCATGGATGGTAGTAGGGAAGAAAAGTTCGGGGTCTGACCACTCCAGTTCTCCCGCGAAGAATCGAAGAGCCTTAGCTATGTCGCGGCGGAATACCGGACGCCACTTTGGAGACCTAAGAACAAAAGCAGGGTGGAGGGTGTAGGCGATCTTCACCTTACCCCAGGGCATCTCTACTTCTTCGCACGCGCCCCGCATCGCCATGATGGAGGAGTTCCCTCCGCGTAGAGCATGGGCAGCTTCTGAGCCTAAGCAAATAATGTTAGTATGACCTTCGAGGCTTTCCATTAGTCTCCCCCGGCAAGCCTCCATGGGAGAGAGCAGCAACGGTTCTTCCTTCTTCTTGCGTGCTTTGTTCTTTCGAGAGTGTTGAACCATGAAGGTATCGAGCCGATTCGCTGGTGGTCGGCAGGCAATAGCATTCTCAAGCAAGCACTCTGAACGCTTCAATCCAGCTTCATCCAGGGCAGCTTGAAGCTCGTGCCCACTCGGCCCCACGAAGGGGCGACCCTCGGAAGTCTCATGGAAACCAGGAGCCTCACCGATAATGGCGATTCGGTCCGACCCGTGTGTTTCCGCGAGCACGGGCACACACTCATCCATCTTCCTGAGGTGTACCCCCAGCGAACACGAGACGCACTTTGCTCCTGAGATCTTCATCGATCCCTCCGTGAAGTGGGTGGCAGACTACTTTCCCCCCGGTCTGCCAGCGGTGGTCAACAGGAAGCAGATTATTGGACCGCCATCTGCCAGAGCGGAAAAAGCCTAATCGTTATCGTCGCCAAGGAGGAAGTCGAAATCCTCTCCCTCGCTCTTAGCCGTAGCGGCCTGGGCAACCGGAGCACCTCCACCGTTGGACTGCTCCACCTGAACATCCTGCGGCGTCAGGGATGCAACTTCCTGCATCTGAGCATAGCGAGCCTTCGTGTAGTAGGTGTACTTCGGATAGGAACCCTGCACAGCCTTCCCGGTGCTATCCATCTCGGGCGGGACGTAGTTGAAATACACAGTGTTCCCAACGAGCTTGTGGAACGGAATCTTTGACTTCCCACTGAGCTTCGAGGCCGGGATGTTAGCACTCTCCAGCATCGCCTTCAGGAAAGGCAGGGCATTGGGGGAGCCAAGATTAAAAGAGTCACGATGGCGAACACCATCCGTCATGTAGTAGGCGTAGAGACGATTGGAATCGTCAAAGTGGTTGAACTCCACAAGTGTCGCCGTATGCAGGCCAGCCTTGAGATAGCCGAGACCGCCAGACGCAGCGTTGACACCAGTGAAATCGAGTTCGATTGTCAGATTATCCATTACCAGTTCTCCTGTTCATCAATGAACATGCGGTCGAGGATATTCTCTCCCGCGTTTGTGATTACCGCTCGGTGCAGAGAATCCTGCAAAACCCAGCGGACATGTCGAAGGTCGTGCTGACCCCGAAGCTTTTCAGCGACCTTCGAGAGCGTCCCTCTCCAGTCCTCTATACCTTCCTTGAGAATCAAGGCGCTTGTCTTCTCGACAATCGGGCCCATCCACTCCAAACCCTCGGGGCGGGGTAGCTCATACCCGGCAGCACTTAGGGCTTCTCTAAGATTCATGGGGGCGGTCTCGGGAAGAACACCCAGGCGATCTCCGCTAATGTATTCGGGGTTCGGACCAGTCCTAAGAACATACTTCCAAGGAGAAGCGGTCTCCTCATACTCAACCCGTGCCACTACATCTGCGAAAGCGGAGAACTGCTCGGGGAGTTGGCCAGGGAGTTGGGGGCCTCCACGCACATACTTACCAGAAGAGGTTTTAGGTGGGGCCTGGTGGCAGTTGAAGAAAACGTGTGTTCCCTTGGAGGTAGCGAACCGGGCAGCATCCCGCATGAAGAGAACCTGTTGTCGGAGGTTCCTCCACATTTCCCCGAAAGCGTGAACCTTCTCAAGTTCCATGACTGTAATTTCAGCCAGAAGAGAGAAGTCATCCACCACGATGGTTGGAACTTTACCCGCAGCTTTCGTTACAATGTCTCCCGCTTCCTGAACATTCTTAGCAGCTTTGGCTCTCACCTTCTCCAACCCAAGGAAGTTCTTGAGAGGAAGGAGTCCCCCTGTCTGGGCAATAAAGAGTCCGCTTGCCCCGGCTGCGCCGGTAGCCGTACTCTTCCCCGTCTTGGACGGGCCATAGATTACCGTGAAGATTCCGTCACTCATGCCTTAGCCTTGTCGTACTTCTTGAGGTTTGTCTCAGCGTCTACAACTCGGGTGTTCCCGTCCCCGTTGCCGCCACCCTTAGAAAGAGGGGTCTTGTGGTCAACGTGCGTGCCATCACCCTTGGACGCTTTTCCCTCACGGATTGCTTTACGACGAGCCTTGTTCCGCTCGACGCGGAGGCCCTTAGTCTTTTTCCCATACATCTTGTCGTGGGCAGCTTTGTCTTTCTTATCGGCGTACGGCATCACTCACCCCATTGGCAGAGTTCAAAAGCATCACACTTACCGTACTTACCCCAGCAAGTCTGGTCACTGTAGACGGCGGGCCATTCCAGAGGAGGCTTACCCTCGAACATATCAACCATGTGCTCCTGAAGCGCGAGGTTCTTTGCGAAGATCTTAATGGCAGCAGGTGCTGGCTCAAGAATTGTCCGGTCGAACCCGTATGGCTGGGAGAGCTTTACGCGGTTGACGATGACTCCGCCAAACTTCTCTCCCCAGAGCTTCCGACCGAAGAGTTGGTACCCAAGAAACTGACCGGACAGGATGTGCTGGCGAAGAGTCTTACTCTCAATCCGGTAGCAGGACTTATGATCCACAATCCAGTAAGTTCCATCTGAGTCACGGACAGCAAGGTCTGCACGCTGCGTGAACAGGAATGTTCCCTCCTGGCGATACTTAGGTATGTGGGAACGGAGTTCTTCTTCGACCTTCACCGGCTCCCAACTGCAACTTCCCCACCGCGCTGTGTATGCTTGGAGCGCAAGGATAATGTTGGGAACAGCTACTCGCCATAGGGCAGCGGCATGCGCAGTTGAAGCCTCCGATGCTCCGATGGCTGCCAGCTTTCGGACGGCATCTTCTGGGGTGAAGTAGTAGTCTGGGTCCTCGCAGTTCATACGAGCGTAGTAGTGGGCCAGTCCGATGTGGAGAAGACTCCCCTTAATCAAGGGCTCCGTTTCCACTCGGGGCATGGCACCAGTCTCGCGCCAGGCATGAAGCCTAAGACATCGCGAGGCTCCCTCGATGCGGTGCCACCCCCTCTCGGACGGGCCAGCGTTCAGTAGGTGTTGGGTCATTGGTTCTCCTGTTGCGGGAAATGAGGCTTCTATTCGACCACCGACAAGCCCCCCTGCTCGGACTCATGGGATGAAGTAACCACACAAGATCCCTGGTCTATATACAGTATAGCACATGTCGGACAGGTGTCCCACCTTTTATGTCAAGAACATGTTAGACACCCTTTCAAGTAAGCCCTCTTGTGTACCCGAGAAGGCAGCTTCAACCTCCTGAATCACCTCATCGTCAGCTACCTCGCCCACTGCTGGGAGCTTGTCCACAAGTAGCTCCGCAACATGTTCATCAACTGTTCCCTCGGCTATGACATAGGTGATTAGAACAGGTCTCTTCTGGCCCAAGCGGGCGAACCTTCCCTCCCACTGGCTGATCGCTCGCGGAGTCCAGGGAAGCATTACAAATAGGGCTAAGTCTGTGTCCTGGAGGTTGACCGATTCCCCCCACGAATCCCCAGTGCCAACAAGCACTGCGCCGGAAGTTGCCTTCATATATTCCTGGCGAATCTGATCTCTCCCTTCTGTGGAAGTTCCTCCGTGAGCACACCAGACAGGACAATCATCAATCTTCTTGGCGATTTCCTTCCCCAGCTTCTCGCAGTCGCTACGACGCCCCGTGAAGACAACAACCTTCTGCTTGCATCCCACCGCGTCCACAACCCGGTCCACGATATACTTCCGCTTCCGGGACGCCGCCTCCTGCAGCATTACTTCAAACAGACTCTCCCGGTCATTGGTCCGCGAGGCTCGTCGGATGTCCTGCTTAAAGGCAGCGGGTCGATTCTGTTCTGACTGATCCAGATATACGACTTGCCTTCTTTTGGGTGGTAGACAAGCGTTGATGGCTCCCTGAGAAGTTTTGTGCTTGGACCATCGCAATCTTTCCTGGAGTTCATCGGGATTACTAAGGCCATTATATTTCCATCCGTAGGTGTCTTGGAATCCAGCACAGTACCGGACACCGAAGTTGTGGTAGGTTCCCCACTGCCAAGGCTCAACCAGGTCAAGCTGGGCCCAGAGGTCCCTGGGCCGATTGGGGATGGGGGTAGCGGTGAGCCCTAAGCGGTTCGAGGCTACACCTGCAACAGCGTGGGCTGCAGCCGCAGCGTTAGGAAGAGGTTCCCAACGTGTCTTGCCCGAGGTCATAACGATAGACCGAGAACGCTTATGGTTCTTCGCCCAATGGATCTCATCCATAACGAGGCTCTGCACCCGCAAGTTCCGAGTAAGCGCGTCCTTCCAGTGGATGAGAGTTTCCCACGCTGTGATGTAGATCTTGTTGGGGTCTTGTACGAGTAGGCGGCTCGCGTCTTTTCCATGTCCCATCAACATCACGGGCTCGAACGTGGAGTACTTACGGATTTCCTCCCGCCAAGTTCCCCGAGCTGCAGCCTTGGTAATAACTACCTTGATCCCTGGTCCCCTCTGCGCTGCCAACCATACGATCCCGCATAGAGTCTTCCCAGATCCTGGGGGCGACCAAGCATGGAATCCCTCACGGCAAACAGCTTTCCTGAGGATGGTACGCTGGTGATCCATGAGGAAGTCTCCAACCCATGGATGTAGGCGAGGGTGGTTCAGGGCCTGCGCCACTTGCGAGTTTCCATCTGGGTTCGGTGGGTCAAGGCCGAGAAGTGATAGAGTGTTGAACGGCACACGGAACCCTGGCTTGTTCTTATTCGCCCAAACACCAGGAAGATCCTCCCATTCCGGAGGAAGAGATAGGACACGTAGGAACATTTATCCCCAACAATTGTTAGTTAGAATCGCGCGAAGAATTAGGGAGATGGAATTAGGCTTACAACCTTACCTTTCCCCGAGTCCTGTTGACGTGGCAAGCCCTTGTAGACTTTAACCTTCCTCCCACCAATCCTGGCCGGAACTACTGATACACCAGTTAGATCCTGGATAACCAGCCGAAGCATGTTCTCGCTGTACATGTCGTTTTTACCAGTTTTGGCGCAATATTCCCGATACGATCCATAGAGGGTTTCACAGGGTACGGCAGCCGTTGCAGCTTGCTCGGATATTCGAAGGTATGCAGGGCCAGGTGGGTAGTTGGAGAGAACCTCGGAAGCCCCGTTGCGCATTAGCTCTCTCGCAAAGGACTCCATGCTTCCCATGCTTGCGTTCTGGAGTTCTTCCTTTGCCACTGTGCTGTGCGGGTGGGAGATGAGGGGCCAATCAATCTCCATGTTCTTCAGCATATGAGCGTAAGCTTGGATCTCTGCGTAGAAGTCCGGAGCAAAGGAGGATGTCTTAGAGTCGAAGCATCCCCGAAGCATCTTCCGGTAGGGAGCCTTGGCCTGGGCAGGGGAGAGGATTGTGAATCGTCGGTCATCCTGCTCCACGAGGAATGGTCGCCGCTTGTTAGACGTAAGCCACCAGGACATCCGGTTCACCACAGTAGTCCGCGAAGCATAGGGAGTAGAGCAGTGGACACGGTCATCCGTGATCGCAGCTTTAATCTCAGCGATGATGTCTGCAGACTTCCTGTCGATTCCTACCTCGTCTGCGAGCACAAGGAGGCTCGTGACGTAGTGGGAGTTAAAGTTATCCCTTAGGGCTTTATTGCTGACAACAACAGAGTTCCCCTTACCGATGACTTCTGCAAGCAATCTTCCATAGAGGCTCTTCCCGATCCCTTGCTGGGGAGAAAGCACAAGCACTGCCACCATCGCACGCCGCTCGGGATGCTGGATCAAAGAAGCACTCCAATGTGTGAGCCACTTCATGGTGTGAGTATCCCCGTTGCATAAGAGAGCAGAGATCTTGTCTATCCTGGGATGCTCTCCAGGCTTAGGCTTCAAGTCGGGCCAAGCATAGAGGTTGAGCATGGGCACCTCGTTCTTCCGAACGATAGGAGCCTTGCTCGATTGGCAGTCGAAGCCATACACCTGCCGCGAGAGGATGTGGTCGATGAGGGCTGCCGCATGTGTCTTGTCGCACCCCTTAGGCAGTAGACCTACGAAGTGATCGGTAAGAGGGTCCTTTCGGATGGGCTGTCCAATCTGCCATGCGCCATCAGCATGGCGATAGAACACACCTTGAACGGCGTTGTAAGCCATCCTCTTCTCGGCATACCGCTTCAGGTCTTCGGGGACCTCCGCAAGCCGATGCTCCCGATCCTCCACGCTACGTGGGGCTCGGTTCCCTCTCGTCTTTTTCTTTAGCCAGAACTGCTTCCCGTCATGGGTGTGGCGTTCACTGGTACACTGAAGGAACGTCCGACCGTCAGCCATAATCCTAAGGAAAGCTGAGCCTGCGGAGGCATCGTCTTGGAAGGGACACATGCACTTGTGCTTCCCTTCTCCGGTCTGAACCATGGCAGCAACTGAGGTGATCTCTCCCGTATCCAAGATTAGTTGGGTATCGAGCCTAAGCTCGGGGCCGGTCATCACCTTCTTGGTAG